GTGCCTTTCGGCACAGTTGCATCACTTTAGGATAATGTAGTTCAGTATTTATATTGATTTATGTTGTTGTTAACAGTTTATGACACTCATTTATGAGTTTTATTTGCTGGCGCCTACTGCAGCGCCAGTTTATAATCAAAGAGAAAGTTCTATTGGCTGTTTCACAACAGTCGTAGTTACTCGCTTTATTTGTATTATAAACTGTTAGTATCACAACTATGTTATTCTTGGCGTAGAATATATTCCTGTATTATTCTATGTCGTTTTCTAAACACAGGATGTTTGGTCAAGGACCAAAAAAGCTTCCGATAGGACACTATGGAAGGACTATTTATATAGTATCTTAAACAGCAGTATTGCTTAACCACAGCTAGCCTGCGTCTATTTGATTTGATATGAAATTTCAAGAATTCTTTTTAATGTAACCGTTTGGGTAAATCCCGGTTAACTAATCTATTAGGATTAGATTTGAATGATTGATTTTGATTTGACTCGATAATAGGAATAACCTATCGCACCGCGTTTCTTTTAACGCCCACTAGTTCCGATTAACCAAGTGGTTAAACTTAGAAGTTAATCAATTAAGAGATGCATTGGAGTTCTCTGCTCCATTACTCTATAAAAGCCTACCCCAAAGAGTAGAACTTGAGGGATGATATGACTATTCGCCTATTCGACTGGCACAATAATTGAAAGCGTCGAAACCCTAACACGCCCGGTCGTTTTTTAACGGACGGGGAACCATAGGGTCATGGTTCTCACGACTTGAAAGAGCTTGCTCTTAGCAAAGAATGGACATCACAGAGGTTCACGAACCTATGACGTGATTAAAACGTGGCCCGCCGCATTGAACACGCAAACCCACCAACACGGGTTTCAGTTCAATGCAATGGTTGTGTCTTTTATTAATTATGTACACAACTTTTGTATTGACTGAAATGCTAACAACTTGCTTCGAATATAATAGGAAGGAAGCCTGGAGGAATAAATTCGAAAGAAAGAAGAAATCTGTTAGAAGGCAGAGGAGCAAGGAACGAAAGAAGAATAAGAAAAGCCCTAGTTTGGAAAAATTGTGGAGGAAGAAGGCACAGATGAAACGCATCATTGATGGAGTTGAATCCCAGTCTGGAGAGGCTGATTTCCTGAATAATATTAACGAAATTATTCAAGAATGCTCACTTCCAGAAGGAATCACTAACATCTTCTTAAAAGTTTTGTGCTATTATAGATCTGTTAGAAAGTCGGTTGATTGGGAACAATTTGTTTCCACGACTGGCCTATTTTTATTGAGTATTAGTGATAGTGACACAAATTTTAGGGAAGTAATTGGAGAGGTTTTATTTGGGAAGCCAGTTGATCTTAATGCATTAACTGTTTCCGATATGCCCACATCTCAATCAGGGGTTTCTTTTGATGAATCTCTAAACATGTTGAGAAATTTCAAATTACTTAGGGATAATGAGTTGACGAAACGCATTATTCAAGTCATTGCCACCGCATTCTCCTGCGGTCTTGTTAGGGGGAAGAAAGATTTATATTTTACATCAGTTAATCTTTCTTTTGTATTGGAACAATTTACAAGGGATACAAACACAATCTTTGATTTCTTTGACTCCCTTTTAAATGTTTTCCAATTTATCGTTGAGAAGGGACATGTTTGTTTTCAACAAAGAACATTTAAACCCTTGTTTATGTCTGATGAAGCATCTGCTGATTATGACAAGGATTTGGCGGAAGTGTTTGGTTTTTGGCCTGCAGTACAAGCAGGTAACTACAAGGACACACCGTTTTGCAGTGTCCCTCACTTTGCCAATGCACTAGATAATCTTTATATTGCTACTACTGCTCTTGTCGAGCAAAGTACCGACACTTTTTCTAAACGGTATCATGCCAAAAATTTGGAAAAAATAAATTCCATTGCGGCCAAGTTTAAGTCTCAAGAGAGATCCGGAGGTTTGCGAGAAGAACCCTTCGCCTTTTGCATTTATGGGAAATCTTCCGTCGGCAAATCATCAATTATGGCAACTCTCACGGATTATTGCCTAAAGGCTACGGCCTTTATAAAGAACCCTGAGAGGAAACAATTTGAAGTTGATAGTCGCATGATTTGTTCTCAGAATGCTAAAGACAAATTCGACTCTGATTATAAGTCTTACACACTCGCTGTATTATTTGACGATTTGGCCAATGAGCGTGTCGAAGTGGCTAAACAAAGCCCCCTTGATGCTGTCATACGCTATATCAATAATATTAAAAGTACTGCTTTAAAAGCAGATGTGCATGAAAAAGGAGTCATACAAAAAGAGCCTTGGTTAGTTGGAGCTTCCACTAATATCAAGAATTTGCAAGCCGATCAATATTCGGTAGAGCCGATTTCAGTTTTGAGGCGTTTTAACATTCACATTGAACCTTACGTAGCCAAAAATTACCAGAAGAAAGATGGTGTCTTTCTTGATGGACGTAAATTAGCTGAGGCTGATCAACCCATCCCTGATGCTTGGAGGTTTAATGCTTATCATTATGAGTATGATGATAAACCTTATAAACAAAATGCCACTCAAGTAACCCGGGCTTATACCACGGTTCCTTTTAAGTTTGTCGGAGGTGATGGTAAAGAATACGAATCAACTGATTTGGATATGGAACAATTGCAATGGCTGATGTATAGATTGCTTGATGAACATTTTGAAACTCAACATAGTGTTATTCGCAGCAACGAGAGGATAAGCAAGGAGCAATTGTGCCAGCACGTGCTCCACAAATCGATTTGCAGCATTTGCACTCCAAATCGTATCAAGCCTATACCCCGCCGAATGTCATCACAGCATAATTCTGTTGGTGCTGTCAGTGAAGTTGGCCTATACACAAACTGGAAGAGAGGTTTTGCTCTATGGTACAAATGGCGATTTTACATAATGTTTGCACAATGGATCCTTTCTTTCGCTTACGGCTTCGCACGCGAGTTATGGCGTATAGGTTGGTTTAGACCCTCCACATACGATCGCGTTGATAGGGCGTATTGGCGCGTTAAATATTATAAGGATGCCACTGCTTTTTATGCGAGAAATTGGATGCACAACGTAACTGATACCATTGATGAAATTAATGGTTTGAGGTTTATTTCGTGGGAATTAACAGATTTTATTCCTGATAGTTGGGTCGAAGATACTCGGTTTTCCTGGATTTATATGTTTAAATATGACATGGCATATTACCCCCAGTTGATTCTGTCTTCTGTGATTTTTTGGTTATTTAGTGTTTGGATCACTTGCAAGGTCCAAGGACGAAATATGTTCTGGCGAAATTTCTTTGCAGTCCTTGGGTACATTTATATTGCCCTTTTGTTGCGAAAGAAATTTTTGATGAAAGAATTGAGGACACGCCGGGGCGTGTTACGTAACATTTTGAAACATTCTATGAAGATGATGGTTGGCACTTCCATACAAGTGATGCTCACTTTTGGTGGTGTTGTTGTTTCTTATAAACTAGCACGGTCTGTGCTTAAGACCATCCGAATGCTTGGCAAATATTCACATGGAGGAGATGTAGACATTGGTGTGGAGAAACAAGATGTGTGGCTTACTGCTTCACCAGTAGAGCTACCAAAGCGCGATCCCAAAACTGAAACCATTTCTTCTGAGCATTTAAGTAATATAGTAGTCAAGAACACTACGGCCTGTATTTATGACAACACGACATGGTCTTCGGGTTTTTTCCCGAGGAGCCAGATATTGTTAGTGCCTACCCACGAGGTAGGTGATAAGGACACAATCAATTTGCGATTAAGAAAAGATGACGTTGGGACTCTGTCTGGTGGAAATATTGAGGTTGAGGTAACCCCTGCTAGAGTTTATCACTTCCCTGGTAAAGATATTTCAGCTATATATCATTCGAGGTATCCTGACAAACAGGATTTAACCCATTTATTTCCTTGTGAAACTCCACAAGATCGGAACCCCACAAAGTGGATAACAAGAAAACAATCCGGCTCTATTGAGACCGGTAGTGCGCGCCGAAATGGCATTGCCGCACATGTTAACACTGATAAGACTACCTTCTGTGATTCCACGATCGTAACATACGGGAAGGAAACAGCTGGTGGTGATTGCATGAAATTGCACATCGCCGATGTCAAGTGTGGCAGTTATATTGTCGGGTTTCATCTTGCGGGGAAGAATTACACGGGCTACCTTTCAACTCTTACCAAAGGAGATTTGGAATTGTGTTATGAATATTTCGATTCAAAACCTTCTACTAGATTATCCGCCACAATGGGAGATATGCCAACTCAACTTTACGGCAAAGATTTCACTCCCCAGATGCCTAAAAATAAGAAATCGACAATTAATTATCTGACTGATGCTGAGATTAATTATTATGGTGATCTGCCCTCTTTTGTCACTAGACCGAAAAGTAGTGTCATCAAGAGCCCGATTTCTGATTCTGTAGCGTCACATTGCGGTGTCGAAAATAAACATGGAAAACCAGCGAATTGCAGGAAGGACGAGACTCGCATCCCTTCACAGGCTCCCTACAATAAATATTATTGTGGTGTGGGTAAAGCCACACAAGAATTTCCTCTAGAAATTCTTGAAATTGCTCAAAATGATTACTTGGATGATTGCACAGCTAGTAAGAAAATGATGGCAGATCTTGTGACCCTTCGTCCTTTAACTGAGGTAGAAACTATTTCGGGGCAGGATGGAGTTCCATTTGTCAATGGCATGAGGATGAAGACATCGAAAGGCTTCCCCTTGTCTGGTAGTAAAGATGAGATTACTACGCATTTGGATCCCAATGAGTATGAAAACATTTCTGATCCTCGTATTTTTGATGACATGTTTATGGACGATTGGAGGAGGGCTCGCCAGGTCTATCTGGAAGGTATTAGATTATATTCAGTCTTTAAGGCTTTCTGGAAAGATGAAGCCACGAAATTAACCAAGGATAAAGTCCGTGTTGCCCTGTGTGCACCATTGACACTACAGTGTGTGATAAGACAATATTTCTTGCCGGTTGCGGCTTGTATGTCACGTAACCCAATCGTTACAGAATGTGCGGTGGGGATTAATTCCCAAGGGCCACAGTGGAACAAATTGATGAGACATCTTTCACAGTATGGTGAGGGACGAATGGTCGCCGGTGATTTTAAAGCTTACGACCAACACATGTCTTCTACTATGACATCAATCGCATTCTTTACTATGATTGAGCTTGCGAAGCATTGTGAAGGTTATACTCCAGAAGACATTAAGATTATGACTAATCTCGTTGCGGATGTAGTACACCCAATGGTGTGTGTCAATGGAGACCTTGTAGAATTGTTTGGGTCCAACCCATCAGGTCATAACCTCACTGTGTACATCAATTCAATTGTTAATTCCCTATATCAGAGAAGTGTATTTTACATCATTTATCCTCCTGGCAGCTTGGAAACCACTAAGTTCCAGGATTACGTGGCTCTTATGACCTACGGTGATGACAATGTAATGTCTGTCTCTGATAAGGCACCTTTGTATAATCACACCCGAATGATGGAAGTATATGCTTCACGAGGCATAGAGTATACAATGGCGGACAAGGATGCCGAATCTATTCCCTATATCACATTAGCGGAAACTGATTTTTTAAAGCGTGCTACAGTGTTCCGCCCAGAGTATGCCGACTTGCGTGCTACTGAGTTCCGTCCAGAGTACACCGATCCTTCAACCGGTGAGGAAGGCATGTATCTTGCCAAGTTAAGCGAAGATTCCATTTTCAAAAGCTTGCATTGCAATATGTTATCAAAAACCGTATCTAAGGAGGAGATCGCTCGCCAATGTCTGGATGGAGCGCTCCGTGAATTGTGGTTTTATGGCAGGGAACATTTTGAAATGCGCCATGAACAATTCAAGAAAATTGTCGCTGAACACGAGTGGCAACATCTTATTTCACCAAATTTCTACAAAACGTTTGATGAACGCGAAGAAGAGTGGCTAGATAAATACGATCTAGTCCGTACGGGTGTCGAATCTCAATCTGGTGTTCTGCCATATAGGTTTGAAACTAAAGTTGAACCGTCTTCTCAGGAGACTGCATTGATATCCTCTTTCATGGCGGGAGCCGAACTACACGGTATTGTTTTACTCGCTCGCGAATACACATTGAATGGTGGCATCACTTATGGTGACATTCTTGCTCGCTATGGTGATAGATTGTTATGCATTGAGTTCAAACGTCAGCGTCTGGAAGAAACTTTTCAGCAGGCGCAACGTCAAGCCAGACAAGTTCGGATGCTACTTTGGCAAGATCCCATGCCCGGGGTTGTTGCCGTACATCCTATTGCAATCAATATCATCCAATATAAAGGTATTGAACATCTTCCTACCGGTCTTAAGGAAGTGATTGAGTCATGCGTGAGGCATTTACACAGACCACTGATGTCATAAAACTCTAAGCGCTAGCTGCATCTAGTTGTCACTCTTATGAGAATGTGCCTTTGTATATTAGTGATTTAGTGAATATTGTATATATTTATCGTTCTGCATACTTGTTCATACCCTGTATACATTCGTAATTATAGAACCTTACTCTTGCTACGTCATGGCTTCACGCGTAGTTGAGAGTTTAAACATAGTCGTTAAGCAGGTATTTCATTTTCAATAATTAAAGACACGTTATTGCCATGTTTAAAAAAGGCAATGTGTGGGGGAGAGCCTCGTAATACCCACGTTGAGAGGACAACACCAGTTCATATACATAGAACGCGCAGTGGAACTTTAGATTTAGATGTGGGCACGCACCCCATTGATTTTTCAACATTGGGCGTTAGTGCTTATTCACAATCTGGTCCACTGGAAAGAACCGTAGGACTTGCTGGTAAATATACGCCTGCTTGGGCATTGGAAAAACCACCGGGAGTCGATGTTGATGTTAGTTATATGACTTTCATTAGGTATATTAAATCGTTTACCAAAACTGCAGAAGACGAACCCGATAGAGCAGTACGTGGTCAGTGGAATGATGGATTGCGTAAGTATACTAGTGGGTCTAAATACTTCAAAGAATGGAAAGCCAAACAATTGTCAGCTTATACATCTGACCCTGATAAGCAACATTCTGAAGATTCTGGGATACACGCAATTTCACAATCGGGTGAAATGCGTCAGGAAGATTCAACGGTTACTAAGGATTCAGAAGTTGAACAGACCGTCCAATTTCACACTGATATCGAGCAAGTGAAGGTAAATGTATCCACCACTGTGGACAGTACTAGATTACACACATCTGTGAAGAATGCCGAGTTGGGAGATTTTTTATCCCGTCCCTTGCGCATTGCCTCACACAATCTTACTAATGGAACTTCTATAGATATAAGTTTCAACCCATGGTATGAATTCCTTTCCAATTCGGCAGTTATGAACAAGCTCCAGAATTTTTCGCTAATAAGAGGAACTATGCACGTCAAATTTTTGATCAATGGTGGACCTTTTTATTTCGGTAATATCATCTGTGCATATAAGCCGAAAGGTGTGGGTTTTGATTTGGTCCAGGGCCACAACCCTAACGACCTTAATGCATCGTATTTTAAGAAAGCCATGATCTTGAGTCAAAGGCAACACTTGATTCTTAATCCTACTACCAGCCAAGGTGGCCAACTAACGTTGCCTTTCTTCCATTGCAAGAATTACTTAGACCTCATTGATGGCATAGACATTCTAGATATGGGTGAAGTCACCATGATTTCATTAGCACCGCTTGAAAGGGCGATTGGTGCGGCGGATCAGCGCCAGATCAATTTGACCGTCATGGCGTGGATGACAGACGTCGAGCTAGCGGGACCCACAACTCGTGGCGTTTTTTCGCAGTCAGGTAAGATGGACGATGAATATGGGAAAGGCATAGTTTCCAGACCGGCCAAAGCCATTGCCAGGTGGTCTGGAATGTTGAATGACGTGCCTGTGATCGGGCCTTTCGCTACTGCCACTAGTATGGCAGCTGAGGGCATAGGAGCATTAGCTGGATTATGGGGATTTTCACGTCCGATGAACGTTTCGCCGATCGGACGTTACAAACATCAAATGCATGGTATGTTGGCCCCAAGCTCTATAGATGAAGCCGTGGAGAAATTAACATATGACCCCAAACAGGAATTGACAGTAGATCATAACGTAACTGGGGCAAAGTTAGATGACGAGATGTCTATCAAAGCAATTACTTCCAAATCGAGTTTATTAACATATTACGATTGGCATGCTACCAATAACGAGAACACGTTGCTCGCGACAATCGACATTACTCCGTGCTTTTGCCAAACCCATATAAACAATACTTCAGAGTATGGGATTGAGTGGATCCAAACTCCTTTGGCCCACGCCACGTTCCCATTCAAATATTGGCGAGGTGGCATCAATTATCGTTTTCAGGTTAATTGTAGTGACTTACATAGGGGGAGACTTTTATTAGTTTACGATCCTAGAGGTTTTAATAATGATCAAATCCCGGATACTAACACAGCTTTCTGTCGCATCATTGACATAGAAGAGACTAAAGATTTTACCGTACCCATTTATTGGTTTCAGCAGAAATCTTGGGCAAAGGTACCTAATGTCCCATTAGACATGTGGCTCAACCAACCTACTAGCCAACCCGATGATCACGCTGAATATTCCAATGGACAATTACGCCTTTATGTCCTCAATGAACTTACTAGCCCAGACGAGGATTTGACAAATTATGTCCGTATTTTGACTTTCATCAGTGGAGCTGAAGATTATGAAGTCGCTGTCCCAGATGACTACATGATTAAAAGGACAGCCTTTGGTGGAACCTTTACACATACCACAACTGAGGTTAATGATGCTTGGTCACATAGTGGTGTCGTGTCTGACGCTAGATCACAAAGTGGCCTATTAAACAATTCTAAAACCGCTCAGTCGTCCACACCGGGTTGCAGCGGTTCCGAAATGTTGGAACCCATCGGAGAGCCCAGTAAACCCGACGCTTTGTCTTTGGTTTATCATGGTGAAACTTTCGATTCGTTTCGCGATATGCTTAAACGCTACAACTTAAGCAATGTTTTCGCGAGGAACCATAGCGATACCACTAACGGTAAATCGGTTAGATATCGGTTAAATTTACCCAATTTTCCGATGTATAATGGACGCGCCGTTACACATGGTATGTATCAACAACAACGCGCCGGTGGATTGAATGCAGTGAATTATAACATAGCTGGTAGAACATTGCTTAATTGGATCACTCCTGCTTACGCTGCGCGGAGAGGGGGGATCCGTTATAAATACATGCTTGGTTATTATAGCAATACTACACCTACAGCGATGATTGTTTCTCGTGGCCAGACCAACCACTTGCCTTCATTTGGCTCTTCCGAAACTGTGTTAGCCACAGATACGGAAAGCAAGCACGCTGTGTTTTCAAATGTGCAAGAAACAGGACATAATGGCTGTGCTTTCACTTCTCGTCAACATCCTGTACTCGAAGTAGAACTCCCATATTATAGTGACAAGAAGTTCGAGGATGCTTCTAGCATCATTACTGCAGACCAGTATCCTGATCAAACACATCACCTGGATATTTACGATGGTAATAGACAAGCAGATGGTGATATGGAAATTTTCCAATATGTCGCCACTGGTGAAGATTTCAATCTCACTTGGTACGTTAATGCACCATCTTTCTTTATCCAGACTTACAGTCACATCCCATAAGGGGTTTTTAATGGTTTTAAAATAAGAGGACGATTCCTTTACTATTAACCAAGTATAAAGCTATTTCACAATAGGTAAACAGGCTTGTTTCCTATATATACACTCTGCAACCGGGGTGGCCGTCTCAGGACGGTGACAGGTAGTATCCCTTTGGGATCCGCTCTGAATTTCGTAACCGGAATTTTTGTCTCTTAGAGAAGACTAGATCGTACTACCTGTTGGTAGTTGACTTGTTATTCTCCGGAATAGAGTTTTCGAAGGTTAGATATTCATATAGAGCACCTGTCGCGCATCATTGCAAGATGCAAGTGACTGCTACTTGTTACAAATCCGGAGGGGATTAGTAGCGGTTGCGGCAGGTTTGTA